TATGGTAGAATTTGCGATTGCCTTGTCAAGTGCTTCCTTGTCGGCATCAATCTTTGCCATAAGCTCGTCATACTCAAACTTGTGGTTTCTGATGTTCATAAGATACTCCCTATCCTCAGTACGATTCAAGATAATACCCCTACCTTCGGCAATCTCCTTACCCATGTGCATAAGACGCATACAATGCATCATGTTCTTTGAGTCATAGTTCTTGTCAAGATTTGACTCATAACGCTTTGGGTTTCTGAACTTCTCCCAATCCTTGTACTCCTTGTACTTCTTGCAATGGTCTTTGAAACCACTCTCATTGTACACCATCCAACACAAAGGCTTCTCTCCCTTTGAGACAGAAGAACCTCTCATGTCGGTAGAGTTTTCGAGACACATTCCACGATAGTGCTTTACCTCTTGGTTCTTATCATACCACTCCCTAAGTGCTTTCTTGTCGTTGATACCGTAGAATTCCCTCACAAACTTTGCGAATCTTCTAGTTTCTTCGTCAACTTGGCCATATCCAAACCAACCAAAGAAAAGAAGACCGAATACGTTTGCACCAAATGCTGCGATTTCAAAATCCTCATACTTGATGATGTTCTCGTGGATATGAGCACCCCAATCATAGTACACGCCATAGGTATCGTGCATATTTGGAATATGTACGAGTCCACAAAAATCTTTATCAAGGCCACGATTAGCAAGCCAATTACCAATTTTAGTGCTTCCTTGATTATAGAATGTATAAGCGAAATCAAATGGAGTTAATCTCTCTGTAACTGGATTCACAATCTTCTTGTTCAAACCTCTTGCCTTATGAATCTGCTCGATTGCATATGACACAAACGGTTTAAAGCACTCCTTGGTGATGAATTGGTCTCTGTTCTCAAATAACGGCATTACAATATCCGAAGGAGTTGTGATAATTTTATCCTCTGGAACAAACAATGCCTCCAATACTGTTGGATTTGACTTCAACAGCATATTGCAGAACTTACCAATCTCATACCATGTTGTATCGTTTCTTTCGTCAGAAACTTGGTCTTGATAGTCATTGCCAAGGCCCATGATAGCTTCCTTGGGAGCGATAAAAAGACCCTTGGTGTCTACATCACTATCTTCATTATTTAATCCATAGAGGTGAGAACCTGCCACGTATTCAAACAATAGGCGTTTTGATTTAACAATAGAATCGAATGTCTCCATTATTTTATATAGCTATAATATTAATTGGTTCTGAATGAGGTAATTTAGCTTTTTTAACACCCCATTCTTCCTTAATAACATCTATTTCATCTTGTTCACATGGTTGTATTTGTTCTGTGGTGAGAACTTTGTAGAACTTACCGTCTTGGGCATTCATCACACAAGATGTATTGTCAGTGTATTCACAGACAAATAGACATAACATTATTTCTTTACTACGATGATTGAAAACTCTTACACAATCACCCTTTTCAAAAGTATCTTTCATTATAATTCGTCAAATTCTTTCTCTAACTCTGTTATTTTATTAGTCAAATAACCATTAACCAAATCGAAAACTTGATTGAATATTTTTTCTCCAACTTCATAATAATCACCACGATTACCATCAAAAGAAATATACAATTGCTTTCTCGATTTACATTTTTTATAGTTTTCTATAAGATTCTTTTGGGCGTTATTTGCTTCTTTGATTCGCTGTCTCAGCTTTGTGCCCTTTTCTAATTGTTCAATATTCATACTAAATGTTATTTTACTTTCTGATGCAAAGGTATGAAAAAAAATTGGATTAGCCAAGAACTAACCCAATCTTTTAACATTTTTTACAAATACATGTTTTCACAATATGCTAGCCAACATCTACAAAGAAATGGGCAAGAATCGCATTTTTCTGAGACTTCAAAGCAATCTATTTCCCCATAACAGCTAGGTATAGCATCTACTAGTAATTTCATTGTGGTATCTTCTGAATTGAATCATTATTTAATTCCACCTTGCAATCAAGATAGCGTTTTAACCTATTATATAATCTAATATTAAGAACACCATCCCTTATTGAAGCATTCTTCTCAGTCCAATGTCTATCTACCTCATACCTTGCAATGACGGTATCACCATCCATAACGTTGGTTATTCCGTCTATTTCCTTATACTTTATCATCACCAAATATAATTCTAGATTCGACATAACTGCGATTCTCACCAGTTAGTATTGGCATTTCCTCGTCAATTATCCATTTATCTTCATCGTTCTTGATGACAGCAGTACCACGCTTCTCAACGGTAGATAGGTTATTCCAATTGATACCATACTTTTCAAACAGCATGTCTTGCACTTGATTTGTGGTCTTACCCTCAAGTTCCTTATGCTTGAACCAAGCTTGACCTAGGCTGTTGATGCTGTTTCTAGTGGCATCCTTCTGCCTCCAGAGGACACAGTTGCATACATCATTGATAGGCACATTGAAGCACCTTGCATCAAACATAGCACCCATTTCAATTGCCCTATTGTATGATTTCAGCAATTCGTTGACTGAATTTGAAAGTTCTTCACCGTATGTTTCCTTGTCGGTGATAACCTTATAATGCTCATTGACGAACTCACGTATCTTGTTATGGAAAATCCTATTGAAAGTCAATGTAGCCATAGAAGCAGCCACAGAACACATCTTCTGAACCTCATAGTCATACCAAGCTGATACATCGATAGCGTTGTAGTCAACAAGTATCAATGTAATCTCATCGGATTGTGTGTATCCGAATACACAGCCTTGAATACTCTTACAAAGTTCAAGAGTCGTTTCTTGCATTGCTTCAATCATACGCTTATCAAATGGTTTAGCAAAACCCCTTGTAAACGTGTGGAATGCCTTACCATCCAATCTGATGATTACTGGCATTCTTCTAACTAGTTTTGTTTTGGCTCTAAACTCATAGAATTCTTTCATTCTGTCTCCAAGACCATCTTTAACTTTTTTAGCCATTTTTTATGCGCTCTGTTATATTCTAATTTTATTCTAGTTTTGGCAACTGTTATAGAGTCAGATATAATAATGGCATTGTCTTCATCTAACCTTACGATTGTAGAAAATGGACTCCCACAGTTTCCAAACCCATGATATTCAATTTTCTCTCCATCAATAACAAAATATTGCCGTAAATATTTCCCTCTCCAATGGTTTATAAGATTATTCCTATCCAATCTTACTACACTTGGGTTATCGTTATATAGTGAGTTATTGTTATAACGATAAACAAAAATACTATCTCCAATACTAAATGTTTTCATGATGCAAACATATAGAAAATATTTTTAAAAACCAAAGAAATTATACAAAAATAAGAGATACAACCCAATGTACCTCTTATTTTTTAGTTTTTTTTTTACCACTCGAAATCATCCTCATCCCACCAATCAGTCTCACCGATAAGGTCGATGTTCATTGGAGGTGCTTCATTAAGCTTCTTGCGGATGGCGTTGCACCTGTGTGCTGTAACACCTTCTGGTCTTGCTAGACCACGTTCTACACAATCCTCACCAGCTGATACAAACTCATCGAAAAGCTGATGGTCGTATTCAAAGTCCTCACGATTATCGTAGTCACTTCTGCGAGGTTCATCTATTGCGAACTCTGCTCCGAAACGAAGATTCTCGTCTGCTGGCTTTCCAGTAATTCCCCACTGAGGAATTGGTGCTGGTGGTATAAATGAGTGATTCTTAAACCTTGGAGGTGTAAAATCACGCTCTTGAGCTTTGCAGCACTTTGGCTTGCAAGTCTCCTTACGTTCACACTTCTTACTCTTTGGCTTATCGAAAGCCTCTTCAATAAGAGAGGTGATTTCTTCCATCACTGATTTCATTGATGGAAATCCGATAACAAAAATTTTTGCTTCCATAACTCTTAAATTAATTTACTTTCTGATTGTCTAATTTTTTAGTTTGACAATGCAAAGATATAGCTATTTTTTGAGAATTCCAAATTTTATCGTAACTTTTTTTAACTTTTATCTCCTTCCACCCATCCTAGCGTGACCACCACCGCCATGATGTCCTTGATTCACCATTGTAGAGCTTCTAGGGGTCATGTGTCCACCACTATGAGGTTTGTAAGTTCCACCACCATAACTAAGTCTTGGTCTGTTTCCACCATGATTTATACTTGGATGTCTGTTTGGGCTTCCGTGATGTGGTGTATAATGTCCTCTATGACCGTGATGTGGCTGATAGTGTCTATAGAAATCTCTTGGAACTGGTCTATACCTATTTGGAGGCAGTGGTCTGTAATATCTATGAAAGTAATACCTATTATTATATATGTAAGGATAATAGTATAGGTCACGATAGATATAATACATTAGTAATCCTTCCGCATTGTATATTGGAGTACCATACCCAATAACAACGTCTACACTAACACCATCGTAAACTCCGTCAATCTGTGCTTGAGCTGGAGTTATACAAGAAGATAATGTGAAACACATCATCAAAGCTGCTAAAATACCAATAATCTTTTTCATAAGCAATTAAGTTTTTAAATAACTATTGCAAAGATATGGGTTTATTTCCTAAAAAACAAGGCGTTATAGCAGATTTAGGGAATTTCTGACAAGGTTTAGGGAATCCCCTATTTGAGTACGACTTTCCCTAATTTCTTATTGTAGAGAAAACTACCGTTATTTTTTAACGTTTGCGCTAGGATTAAGTATTCTGCCACTGTGACTTTTTTTGAATCCCTATCCATAGGCAAAACATTGCATTCTGAATCTCCTTTTGTGTGTATGGATATACCCTTGCCAATGAAGCCTATTGCCATTTTGTAGCTATTGTTTTCCTTGCGCACATAATCCGTTGGTTTTCTTTCAAAGTCATCAATCAAAAACCAAAGGTTCTTTTTGCGTATGTGTAGTTTCTTGGGTTCAAAGTCCATATCCGAAAATAATTCCAACTGTTTTCCTTCCATAAGGCAAAGATATAAACAATATTTTAGAATTCAAAATCAGAAATGTTAAAAAACAAAAAAAGGAGGCTTAACTGCCTCCATTGTAATATTTCATAACTTTCCTATAATATTCACCGCTTCTGTGTTTCCAGTCCCCATAGAATCCGCTGTTCCAGCATCTAATAGCTTTTTCTATGCTGTGTTCTGGATTGAAATGTTCTTGTAGTAAAACAAACATTTCCTTTGATTTTTCAACGCTATATCTATCATCCCACCTAGAGCTTCTTGTCTTGCCCTTCTTGTCGTAGGTATAACGTTTTGTAGATTTCCTCGCCTTGAGGATGTCATTGCACTCCTTCACCAAAATTGGTGTGATTTGTAATATTCCAGCGCAGTCACCGTTTGGATTGTGTGCTTTCGCATTACCTTTACTTTCAACTTGTATGATGGCATTGATTACCTTTGTCCAATCATACGATTCTTTTTGTGCAGCCATGCTAATAGGAAGCATCAACATGCACATTAAAATTAATTTTTTCAATCTCATCATTTACAAATTTACGTGAGGCTCGGCTGTAGTATGCTACATGCCGATTTGGTGACGATATGTGAGAGAGAGTTACGTCACCGTCTCCTCTTAGTTTAAAAATTATAGTTCGTTAGGCTTCCATACCTTGTAACCTTGTTGTTATACCAATCATTCAATAACTGGTTGATGAAGCCTTTTCTTTCCTTATCGTTTGTTATTCTATTATAAAATTCCTTATCTAAGTTGTCTAATACATCTTGTTTCCAAACTGTTTTCTTGGTAGGTACACCATTTGACTTCTTAACGAATACACCAACAATGTTTCCACTACCATTATCATATGTGGCACGCATATAGTTATCCTCAAGGAACTTAGTACCGTGACTAACATGTTCACTGTAACTATTTTCCTTGATGACCATTTGCTCTATTTTCTTTATACCGTTTTCTGATAGAATGAATGTTTTCATACGAATTAACATTTATTACTATAAATATAAGCTAATCATCTTTTTGCTCAAAGGCATCAGATAAAATATAGCTTCTGGTATTCTGAAAACTTCTACAAATCCTAATCTCTGCCAGTAATTATGACTCTTTAAGTCGATTTCAACCCCACACCATATAAAGTCATAGTTTGCAGCTAAGAACTCAAGGTTGAAGAGCAACATCTTCTTATCGAGATTAGTTCCCCTCAGTCTTTCGTCAATAATGAATGAGTGACCGTTTATCTGTTTAAAGTCCTCAAAGTATTGAGTGAGACCACTTTCAAAGAACGATATAGGCGAACCTATCTTGATTGGACATTCGCAGAATATGAGCAGTCCATATATTTCGTTTGTTTCCTTGTCAACCAACTTTATTGATTCATCTAGTATTGCATTGGATTGTGTCAACTGCATTAATGCTTCTCCATCAGATGACAAGTCGAAAGCCTTAGCCAAAGTCTTACAAATCTGGTCTAGGTCTTCCTTGGAGGTCTTTTTAATTTCAACCTTCCCCAACAAGTCGTTTTTCGTTAAGTCGTTGTCAACGAGCTTGTTGCATAAATCTATCATCATAAAGATTTTCGATTTACGGATGCAAAGATACGAAAAAAAATTGAAATAACCAAATTTTTAACGTATTTTTAACTTATTTTTACGAAAAAAAGGGAGATAAAACAAGTCACCTCCCCTTTTGTTAACTATAAAATATTTGAAAAAACTATGAGCATTATCTAATTATAATTTCTCCGCTTTCGCAAGAGGCACTGAAGGTATAATTTGGTTTGTAATCGTTCTCCAACATAAGCTCTGTAATTTTATCCTCAATATTGTTCTGGATAAGTCTTATGATTGGTCTTGCTCCAAATTCCTTATTCTTAATGGCTTCTGCATGTAGATAATCTACTACTTCATCAGTATAACTAATATTATATTCTATGTTATTTAATCTATTATTAAATTTATTTATTTCTAATTTAACAATATTCTTTAGATTATCATCTGTTAATGCATTAAAATATACTATTTGGTCTAATCTATTAAGGAACTCTGGCGTAAATTTCTTCTTCAACTCCTTATCGATGATTGACTTCTTATTGTTTTCTTCATTGCTTACGAAACCTAGTCCATTACCAAGTTCAGCAGCCTTTCTAGCGCCAATATTTGATGTCATAAGCACGATTACGTTCTTAAAGTTGACAATCTGACCAGAACTATCTGTAAGTCTTCCCTCATCGAACAACTGCAAGAATATATTGTAGACCTCTTGGTCAGCCTTCTCAATCTCATCCAACAAAAGTACACAATGCTGTTTATGCTTAATCTGTTCCGTGAGTTGTCCACCATTCTCATAACCAATATATCCTGGTGCCGCACCTGTCAACTTGGCAACTGAGTTCTTCTCAGAATATTCAGACATATCAATTCTGATAAGTGCCTTTTCATCACCGAAGATTTCCTCTGCAAGTTTCTTCGCTATGAGAGTCTTACCACTACCAGTTGGGCCTACCATCAAGATATTTGCCATTGTCTTGTTCTTATCACCAAGTCCGACCTTGTTTCTCTTAATGACTCTACAAACGCTGTCAACAGCCTCATCTTGTCCTATGATGCTTTCCTTGAGAATGTCATCAATGTGGGCTATCTTTGCTCTTTCACTTGAAGACAATTTACTTACTGGAATCTTTGTAATCTCAGATACAACATCTGCAACATCACCCTCAGTTATATCAATTGTGGCTAACTTGAGATTCTTGATGTCTCTCTTATAGTCTGCTAGGTCTGAGGCTAGTACATTCTCCTCAATGGTCAATGAGTCAATCTTCTCAAACTCACCATTATTGAGAGCTTCTGCCTTTTCATCCTCGATTTGTCTCATTCTCTTCTTTGTATTCTGGATTTCAATTGGTTCTCTGTCAACAAGGGCTGTCTTAGCACCAGCAAGGTCAATGATGTCGAATGCTGAATCTGGCAAGCTTCTGTCCGTTATGTATCTATCAGCCAACGTTACAGCCTTTTCAATAGCCTTTTCATCGTACCTCACATTATGGAAGTCTTCATAATATCTCTTGTTCTCATTCAATACTGTTATGGTGTCTTCAATTGAAGTTGGCTCAATGATGATTTTTTGGAACTTTCTTGAAATCTGCACATTGTTCTCAATGGCGTTTCTATATTCCTTAAACGTGGTTGTTCCAATGACCTTAACAGCACCTTCTGAAAGGATTTCACCAATCATACCGCTAATATCCGTGTCCTTTTCCTTGCTGCCACTCTTCAACACAGTATGTATGTCATCAAGGAATAGGATGTACCTGTCAGATGCTTGCAGTGAATCGAAAAGACTCTTTATTCTTTCCTCGAACATACCCCTGAAGTGAGTTCCACTTACCAATGCCATTGGGTTGAGCATGACAATCTCCTTACCCTCAAGTACACTTGGTACTTTACCCTCTTCAATCATCTTCGCAAGACCGTATACGATGGCAGTCTTACCACATCCTCCTTTACCGACAAGGATTGCATTGTTCTTCTTTCTCCTCGAAAGAACCTTTACTATTTCCTCAATCTCTTCCTTTCTTCCAATGATGTCATCAATCTTGCCGTTTTTTGCCATATTGTTAAGATTGGTGGTATATTGTTCAATTGATGAATCAGAAGATGACATGCTGATTGTCTTTGTGTTTACTTGACTCTTCAATGGGATATTTCCGTTATCACCCTTATTCTTGTTTATCTTCTTTGGTCTAAGCTTTCCGTTCTTTACCTTCTCCTCTGGTTCTACATTTAGATTACACTTATTGAATATAAACTCATATTGTAACATAAACTTACCAAAGACATTTTCTTCCTTAAACCCATTTTCCTTATTTAATATTGCAAGCAATACGTGTTCTGTACCAATTTGCGAATTGTTTAGCTTCTCGGATTCAGCCTTTGCACAATCAAGGATTCTCATAAGCTCGTCATTGAACCTTGCGTTTCCGTCCTTTAACTGTGGCTTTGTGTGACTGTCAATGACTGATACATATACCTTTCTCAGTTCCTCAATGTTATTTGACATAAGACAATTGTCTAGAATGAGGTTTGCATGACAATCTCTTGTATCCAAGATGGCGAGTATAAGATACTCAGGTGTTAGTACGTCTGTTGGAAACTCGTTAAGGAGTACTGTAGACATGTAATCCAACACTTCTTTCAATTCAATTGTGTAATTAGTCTCGTTGTTTTTACTCATATTTTTCAATTTTATACTTAAAAAATAATGATTTTTCCAAAAAAATCAACAGGAGAATTTGGTTTTTTAACATTTTTTATATACCTTTGCAAAAATAAAAAAAAAATAAACTTTTAAAAATTATACAAAATGAGTAAAATATTTAATTTGTACACTAAAGATAGTAATGGAAACGACATTGACCGTACTTGGTATCAATCTAGTAATATTAAGTATAGTGAATGCGTTGACCACAACAATGATTTGAAAACATTGAGGGTTGTTTTTAGTAATGGTACGCAGTATGAGTACAAAAATGTTGAAGTCACTCATTACTTGCTTTTTAGGGATGCTGCTTCACAAGGTAAGGCTCTCAATGAGTTCGTAAAGCCAAAGGGCTACGAATATGAGAAACTTGAGAATGCTGACCTTGCGACTCTAGATGGCGAACTTACATTCCGCATGGAAGATGGTGTTTTTGTCTTCTACGAGGATGGTAAACTTACAATGAAGGACAATAAAGATAATGTCATCTGTGAAAGGGAGGTGAAACTTACTGCTGATGCATTCGATGCGGTTTGTGCGGCTCTTGAGGCAGTTGGAAAACAGCTCTATACTGAGGGAAAGGATTTCGAGGATGGAATTTAGAGAATGTGAATCCATGACCAATAAGTACGGAATTACGTTCAATGTGGGTGACTATGTATTCCTACCACTTGATTTCTATGATAACTGTGTTTGGAGGATAGTCAAGATACAAGATGAATCTAACATTGGTCGTACTGGACGCTTATTGGTTGACCAAGGAAGTGATGATTTTAGACCAGAGGAAAGACACGTTAGGGGTTTTTCCATTGATAATCCGTTTATAAAAGTTGACAAGGAGTGTGGGGAATATCTGCACGGTGGAGATTTTTATTTGAGGGAGGATGGAGCAAGTAGAAAATGGATAAAGAAGAACGATTGAAGTTATATGATGCTGCCATAACAAAATGGGGTGTCGGTGCTCAGAAGACAATGGCTTTTGAGGAATTGGGAGAGCTTATTACCGCATTGGCGCAAGACAATAGGGGTAGAGTTACCACTGAGGAACTTTTGACTGAGTTGGCTGACGTAACCATTATGTGTGAACAGATGGCATTTATTCTCGGATTCGAGGATTATGAAAAGGAAATGGATAGAAAACTAATTAGACTAAGGGATGAAAAACTTAAATTATGATGATGGTAATTAAAATATTAGGGGCTGTATTGGTTGCTGTTGGTTTATTTCTGACAACCAATATCTTATCTCACAACATCAATAAATCAATAGGCTGGGCCTTATCATCTTTGGGCATGTTTTTATTTTTTGTCTATGGTATGATATGCGGAAATATGATTTTCGCAGCACTCAGTTTTTTGTTTACAATTGTTAATGTATATTTTTCTGTAGATTATTTCAAAAAAAAATAGAGAGTAAATGGGTATAATAGTTAGTTGTTTCACTGGCTGTGGCCGTGAATATCTTAAAAACACTCATGGTAATAAGGTAAAGATTTTCGATGCTGTTGCTGAAATGCCTCTTACGGATGTTGATGGGAAGGTAAATAGTGACCTATTGGATTCTTACTTTAATAAGGTAATGAGTGTGATTGACGATAATGATATTGTATTTGTGGATGCAAGTACACCAGTAAGAGATAAGTTCACTGAGAATAATGTCGATTATGACATATTCTATCCAAGTGTTGAAAGAAGGGGTGAGTTCATAGAGAACCAAGTCAAGAAGAGAGCCAATCCAAAGGATATACGAAAACTTGACAAGGATTTCAAGGAATGGGTTGAGGAAATCGACAATGATGAGTCCCCAAACTGTTATAAGCATAAGTTAAGTGCTCAAGGCGAATTCATTGGAAATGCGCCAGTAATAATGCAATATATAAACAGTCTCAATCAAAATGAACAGAAATAAGGAATGGAGAGACCTTCATGATGCAAGAAGGATAATGAAGAGAATTAAGAAAGAGTTAAAACAACTTGATAGACTAATGGTACTTGCACAGCAAGAAGTTTGCCAACCTAAATACGCATAATTATGAATGAAGTAGACAAACAATATCTCTCGCTATTAGAGGAAATAGTAAGATTCGGTGTCGAAAAGGACACTAGAGCAGGTAAGGTTAAGTCCTTATTCGGAAAACAACTTAGATTTGACCTTCAGAAAGGTTTTCCATTACTTACAACCAAGAAGGTATTCACAAAGGGAGTCATACACGAATTGTTATGGTTCTTGCAGAGACCGTATAACTCTCATGGAAGCATGAATATCGAATATCTTATTAGAAATGGTGTTCATATCTGGGATGATGATGCCTACAGGTGGTATAAAGAGTGGGTTAAAAAGAACAGAAAAGAATTGGCTAATGCGGACTATTACAAGTTTGTCGTGTGTACTGGAAACGATGACCTTGGTGAATCACCTAACTTTGAGTATTGGATAGAAGGAGAGAACAAGAAGAATGACATAGACTGGTTCGAGAATTTAACAAAAGATGAATTCCTTGATTTAGTTTTACAAAAAGTTGAGGTTCAACCAGACTTAAAAAATCTACTATCTAGTCCAGAAATACTATACAGATTCGGTGACTTAGGTCCTGTGTACGGTACGCAATGGAGGGCGTTTGGTAATGGCATCTTCAGAGACAAGAAAAATGACCAGATACAGAGAATAATAGACACCCTCAAGACAAATCCTAACGACAGGAGGATGCTGTGTGTTGCATTTAATCCAGACCAGTTGGGTAATATGGCGTTACCACCTTGTCACGTTATGTTCCAATTCTATGCGAGGGAACTTAGTAGGGATGAGAGGATGAGGATATTCAACAAGAGGTATATAAACGGTGAGATTCCTAAGAAATGGTATGAATGGTTCGATGAATATTCAAAGGATGCCAAAGAAGGAGAGGATGTGGCATTGCCAGTTGATGGCAGTGACTATGACATTGCAGAGATTCCTAGATATGCATTGTCTTGCATGTATACAATGAGGTCAAATGATTGGTTTTTAGGAAGTCCTTTTAATATTGCTTCATACGCCTTATTAACGTATATGATTGCAAAAGTTGTAAATATGATGCCAGATGAGTTGATTGCGTCAATTGGTGATTGCCATTTATATATTGACCATCTTGAGGCAGCAAAAGAACAGTTATCTAGGAATGGTTCTAATAAAATACCAAAATTATTGATTCACGGTAATCAAAAATCAATTGAAGATTTTAAATATGAAGATTTTGAAATAGTTGATTATAATCCTGACCCACCAATTAAAGCACCATTATTAGTTGGATAAAATTTCTTTTCATATGGGTTACTTTTTAATCATAATAACTATTTATATTAAAAGGTAATTCATATGAAAGGATATATTTATAAAATTGTGAACAAAGAAAATGGTAAATTTTATATAGGTTCTACAATAGAACCGCAAAAGAGACAAAAAAGACATTTTGATGATTTAAAAAATAAAAAACATCATTGTTTATTTTTACAAAGAGCTTATGATAAGTATGGTGTTGATAGGTTTGAGTTTTTACCAAGAGAAGTCAATGTTACTGATGATAAAGAATTAAGACTTTTAGAGGAACGTTATATAGGTTATTGCTGGAATAGTGGAAAATTATACAACACATCGAAAAAAGGCAGTGGTGGTGATTTAATTAGTTATCATCCAAATAACAAAGAATTTAGAGAATTACAGCGTAGGATTACAACTAAGAGATATGCAAACATGTCTGATGAGGAAAGAGAACAACTCTCAGAAAAAATGTGTGGAGAGGGTAATCCTAATTATGGTAATCACTGGACTTACGAAATGCGAAAAAAAATGTCTGATTATTGGAAAAAATATTATTCTGAGCATGAATGTATGTTGAAAGGAAAAACATATGAAGAAATTCATGGCGAAGAAAAGGCTAAAGAACTTAAAGAAAAAATATCTGAACGTTGTAAGTTGAGAGTTGGAGAAAAGAACAGTTTTTACGGTAAACATCATTCTTTGGAATCGAAAGAAAAAATGAGAAAAGCAAAATTAGGTAAAAAACCAGTAAATTCCAAAAAAGTCTCTTATAATAACACTATATATGAATCTGCAAATGATTGTGCTAAACAGTTAGGTATACCAATGGTAACTGTTGCTTATAGATGTAGAAAAGAAATATATGGTTTTAAATATGAAAATTAATGGCTGTATCAAGGTTCATTAAGAATAGACAAGAGGAATATAGAAAACTATATGGAAAAGTCGAGTTAAAGGTGATGCAGATAACGAAGGACACTTTTGGGGGAGAGGTTTATAAGTCCACTAGTCATGAAGACAAGGTTGACCACGTTGATTTCTGGTGGATTTCTCCAAAGAAAGGAAAGATAGGTGTAGATGTAAAGGGAATTAGGAAAAATGATGACGGAGAGCTTGATGATACAATATTTTGGATTGAATATAGAAATAATCCAGGACTTCCTGGTTGGATATATGGAAAGGAAGAATATATCGCCATAGAGAGGTTTACGGAGATTGTCTACATCAAGAGGGATGTTCTTAGGAAGTATGCTGAAGAAAAGCTACCTGACGTAGAACCAGTCACAAAAAGACCTAAAGAATTTTTTGTACCTTATACAAGAACTTATTGGGGTCATAGAGACCTAACAATGAAAGTCCCAATGTCTGACATAATACAGTTGGCGAGTGAGAAAGGAGAAGACGGTACTTCAAATGGATTTTTCGCTGTATTCTAAATATAAAAGGTGTTACGAAAGTGACACCTTTTTTTATTGTGTAATATTTATAGAGAAATAATATATAACAAAACAAAGGAATAATTATGAAAGCAAATATGTTAGACTACATGTATGAGGGTTATGGTTATGACACAGATAACCAACTTCTTTATGTTGACGTTAAGAATTATGAGGAAGCTCTTACAGAGGACACCAAGATGACAACTGCTGGTATGGCAACTCTTGCTCATCAAGGAATTATCACTCACGATGACAGAATCCCAACTGAGGATGACAACAAATACAAGGAAGTACCTTCATTCATTTCAGAGAGTGGCGCAAAGTATACTGACCTTAGAAAGCCTCTTTGCGGTTGCTGCAATACCACTGGCTCAACACAGTCAAGTCCAGTTACTGACCTTGGCGCAGGTGAGAGCTTCACAAATGGTGACTAAAATTTTAGTATAGTGTTTCGATGGGTAAGACAATAAAAATTAAGCAAGATAGTTTAATAACTCTTAAGGAAAATTTAAACGAATTCATGGTTGACAAAAATTCTAAAGTTGCCAGCCGTGATTACGTCTGGTTTATACTCTTCAGAGGAGATTTATTGTTCTTCGACTATCAGAATAAGCAGTTATTGGATGATTTCTTGCATAGGCATAATGATGAACTTCAAAACTTCATTTATGACTACGAGAGAAAGAAATACACATATGCTGAGAGAAATTTTGATAATTTTGTAGATTGGCTAGGCAGTCAGATTCCATATTTAATAACAGGATACATTTCTCGTGGTAGGGATGTATATGTTAATAGGAATGAGAATTATGATGTTTTAAATTCAAATGAGTTCTACCAGTTAGTGAAGAAAATGCCAAACAGTAATTTCTTCATTGATAGTGAACGTATAGATACTGATGAGATACTTAATAACAAGGGGCAGAAAATGCCTGATTTTTGGTATCATGGTACAACATTTGAAAATGCACTGAACATCATTATGAATGGTTTGAAACCACAACCAGATAATAGTCTATACAAAATTAAACATGATAAGACCGTATTCATTTCTAGTAATTTCAGACAAGCCAAGTGGTATGCCAACTACAAGACTAGGATGAGTTATGGTACTTGGAGGAACAGCCCATGTGTATTGAAGATTGATAGTGCCAAACTTGACGAAACTAAAATAGTGTATGATTATGACGTATATAATCTGCATAAGATAGACCGTAATGATTCTGTATACAATGACAGAATGAAAGAGTTCAATCTCGATTACGATAATAGAAGCCAGACAATAGGTGATACCAAAGACCCAAGGAAATACATGAAAGTCGGTTATAGGGGTGTCATAATGCCAAATGCCGTTGTCAGCGTCTACACAGTATCTTACGATGGTGATTTGGAAATGAGCAAAGAAAACTTTATCAAATACGTGGAAGAAAAGCGTGCTAAGTCAGAAGTTAAGGAAAATGTGGAGGCAGACATCTATGAGATAGGACAAGAGAGCGATAACCCACCATTGGGAGGAAACGCTTGTCATGTTGAAGAGAGCATAGAGGAAGGTGGATATGGCTGTACCATTTCAAATTACGATATGTCTGAGGTCGGAATGGTTCAGTGTGAGGATTGGACGTATGACGAGGAAGAGTACCAAGAATGGCTTGTGGACAATGAGCTTCAAGATACACCAGAAAACAAGATAGCCTATATTGAAGATTCCAATGTTGAGTTTGACATATCATTCTTTGACAACCAGACTTATCACTTGATGGGTGGTGATTGGGCTTATTATGATGACCTTGTTGAAGTATTCGGAGAGAGAATGGCAAAGCAGATTGAAACTGAAATGCTTCAAGATGGCCAGAGTAAATTTGAAACTAGCGACTTATATTCTGATACTGAATATGACATAAGCAATCCTCAAGAGCTTAACGATATTGCAATGAAGCTTTTGCCTCACGGTGAATATTATCAGAATTGTAGAGGATTCATATTGACAAACGGTGTTATTGTCTATACTGAGGGGGAACACAATGATGTTTTAAGAATACCTGGTATTAACAGCAAGTTCCAATTCATAGAACTTGGCAATATAAGGATATTAGACCATGCAGTAGATATTGGGGCAGAACCAACTTGGGAACAAGAGAAAGTGCTAAGACAAGTCATTGCTTCTTATGACGGTGAGGAATTTTACCTTGACATATACAGTGATGGCGGTGAAATCGGTGCTCAATATCCAAATGCTGATTATCAGTATATCATGGGAGAAATCGACAGATTCTATTCTGAAGGTATAAGACCTCAAGGTGGGTATGCCTATGAGAGTAAGAAAGGTGAGAAAACAATGAATGAAAACGTTGACTTGGAGGTTGATGCTTCTGACATCGACTTGTCTTCATTCAAGAAGAGAAGCGAACTAGCCCCAATATGGTTGGATGATGACACATTGGACTCAAGGGTTAGGTTAAGATTGCTCGACATTGCAGATGATTTCTGGGAGTTTGTCAACCTTACTTGGGTGAAACCAAGTGGGATAATACTTACTGGCTCAATCTGTAACTTCAATTGGTCTAAGTATTCTGATATAGATTTGCACCTTATTGTAGATTTTGACGAGATAGATGAGAAGACTGAGTTTGTTCAAGACTATCTTGATGCGAAGAAGAACGAGTGGAACAATGAACATAGTGATTTAACAATATTAGGTTTCCCAGTCGAATTGTACGTGCAGAACCTAGAGAGTATGCCTAAGAGTGGCGGTATTTACGATTTGGAGGAAAATGTATGGATTAAGAAGCCTAATGCAAGTGATATAAAGCCAATTGGCTTAGATAAGTTCTCAATCAAGGACAAGGCGGCAGAGATAATGACAATTATCGATGACATGTATAATACCTTGAACAGTGAAGGTGATTCACATAGGATTGAGGAAATTGGAGAGGATGCGCATTATCTATGGAAGAAAATCAAAAAGATGCGCAAGGATGGGCTAGAAACATCTGGAGAATCTTCGCCATCAAACATAGTGTATAAGATACTTCGTAGAGTTGGCTATCTAGATAAGTTATGGAAACTTAGAACAAGGGTATATGATAAATCAAATTCAATCACGGAGTCCAAAAGCAAAAAGAAAAAATATACTGTATATATTGACGGTAAAAAAGATGATACTTTTTCTGATATAAATTGGAAACGTAAACCAAAAGTTGGCAAAGGGTTTTATTACGGAGGAGCAGTTTTCAAAATTAAAAAAGTTACAGACGATTCAATATATGCAATAGAAGAGTCTAAATTCGATAATAAAGAAATTATAAAAGAATATTTAGAGAAAGATTACAATTTGCCATTATACAAATATTTCAAATGGGCATCTACAGCATCTTCTTGTGAAAAAGCTGAAGATTTAGCATATTCTTGCTCTTATTACATTAATGAATATATTAGGAAAATATATTACAGATATTCAGAATTTGAAAATTTGTTAAATGATGGTGAGTTTGATTATGAAGATGATTCATTGATTGAAATGTTTTTAAACATGCTTGAAGAGAATAATCTATGTGACCATTTTGTAAGTGAAATGCAAAATATTGTAGATTATTATGAACTACCTTCATGGTGTACTATGGATTTTAATAGAGTTGTAAAAAACGAATGGTGTATTCATTTTGGCTCTGATTCAGAATCAATTGCAAAAGAAGGATTCACTGGAGGAACAGAAGAAATAGAACGTTTGGCATATACAGGAGCAGGGCAACAAAAACGTTCCGCTGGATATGATTTCGCATTCCCATTGGGAGAAAGGGATATAGACTATAATAACTATGGTAAGGAGGCTGTAATATTCCAAACTAGCGGTATAGAGATATATCATCACGGAGATAGTCAAAACCAAGTAATTTTCTGGGGACCAGAAGCAAAGAACTTTATTCCTATAAAATATGATGGCGAGGTTGGAGATTGGTGTATTTATGGAAAGAACGGTCAAGTTTTGAAGAGTGGAGACCCAAGTGACATATTGGATTGGGCAATAAACAATCTCCCTCAATACAGAAAGCAGATAATGGCTGGAAAGAATGGCTATATACCAATGATGAGCCGTTGGAATAGTGAAACAAACAAATATGAACGCAAGCCTTATCCATTATATAGGAATGAATCTGTAAAGAAACTTCTCACATTATTGAAGGAAGAGACCGTAGCAGACGGTTCATCAACGACAAACCCATATAAACAGAGGTGGAAGGCTGAACGTGAGGCATTGAAGAACTTTGTTGCCAATTACGGAAAACTCATGCAGTCAAAGGAAGATGACAAGGGTGGAAAACTATATAAGGTGTTCTACGACAAAACAATGTCAAACCTCATAGGCTATAACTATTGTATATGCGTACAGTGGGATGAGATACAGTTGAAGCCAAAGAGCACAGTGTATATCAGGGCACTTGACAAATTTACGCCATTCATACGTAGGAATCTCCAATATGACAATAGGGGAATGGATAATGTAAGAGGTACGATGGACGATACTAGGACTCCAAATTACGGTGCATATGGAGCATAAAGTATATTTTTCAATTATATGAAATATTTATATTAAAAATAAGTTTGAAAAAATTAATATATTAATTATGAATAATAAAATGACAACAGACGAGCAGATTAGTAGAATGAAGGCTTTGATGGGATATGGTCTTCAAACTGAGAGTAAGAAAGCTCCATATAGCGCAGTAGAGAACCAGAAGCTTGGTGCTGACGGTAAGATGTACGGTATTGTGCGTGAGGGTACAAAGTATTACATTAAGTCTGCTCCTAACAAAACAAATCTTGTAAAGGAAGATTTCAACTACATTGGTGGTTTCAGAAATAGGAAAGACTTCCAGTATGACTCTTTTGCTGATGCTCAGAAGAATTTTGACCTCAAGATGATGTCAATCAGAGAGGCAGCTAACAAGCAAGACTTCAACATCAACTCTTGGGATTTGGACAAGAAGGAGAATGTTGTAGTTGAGGCAACTGACAGCATGAAGAAAGAGATTCTTCGTGAACGTCAGATTATGAGAAATGCAATGATGATTGCAGAAAAGAAGCAAAAGGAATGCCCAAACGGTATTTGCGACACAGACATCAAGAACTCACAGAAGAACAATATCTCTAGTGAGGTAGAGGAATGTGGTGATGCTGCATCTGCAAACGCTGGCTATACAAATGCTAGTGTTCCAGCAAGCATGACTGAGAGCACAGTTAATGAGGAAGAGGTTCTTGGTTGGAATCGTGGTAACGATGACTACATGGATAAGTCTCACGGAACTGAGATTGGTGACAGCGCACCTTTTGATGGCCCAGAGGCACGTAATATTGACGATGGTGACAAGAAGGTAACTAACACTGGTGAAATGAAGAACGGTGTTGTTGAGAATCATGGCACTTCAATGCATGATACCGATGACCAAAATAAGCCAGCTGTAGGTGTTGGTGAAGGCCCATCTGATGACAACAACAAACCATTCGATGACGAGAAGGGTAAGCAAATTGACGAGGCAATCGATGACTTTGGTCCAGACGATGCTGAAGGTGGCGCAGACCTTGGTGACGAAGGTTTAGGTGATGACCTTGGTGGTGACGAACTCGGTGGTGAGGGCGACCCTATCGAAGGTGGTGATGACCTTGGCGGTGAAGAGCTTGGTGACGAAGGTGAAGAACTTGCTGACGATGACATCGAGGGTGAAGACGTTTATGAAGATGACGTTGAATCTAGACTTGATGCAATGGAAGAGCTTCTTTCACAGATTGCTAGCAAGCTTGGTATCAGTGAACCAGCTGTAGACGATGCAGCATATGGTGATGATGACATCTTCGGTGACGAAGAGGGTAATGATGACCTTGGTGGTGACGAACTCGGTGACGATGATGAACCAGCTGATGACGAGTTCCCAATGGAGAGCAGAAAGAGACAAGGCGTTGAAATCTATGAGACAAGAGCTTTCAGAAACGCAATGCGCAAGCAGAGAGTTAATGAAGAGGGTATGACCCCATTCAAGGATGCTGGTCGTGTTCCAAGTGGTAACATGAACAAGTTGGATGACTTCGGTAAGCACCCAGCATATCAGAAGAAGGTTATGGAGCTTCCTCCAAAGGATTTGCAAGAGTTCCCAGATTATTATGATATGAATGATGAATCTGTTAAGAACGACACACCTTACGGTGAGAAGATTGGTGACGGTGCTCCATTCGACATTGACCCACAATCAATTGACAACGCAATTGCAGAGGCTTTCAATCGTTTAAAAAAAAACAGAAAGTAAACGAAATCTATTTTGAGGAAAGACCTACAAAACTAGAAGTACCAAACAGTGACCTTGGTGGCGATATGGATGGCATGGGTGATTTAGATAATGCTCCAATGCCACCAATCGGTCCTGATAATGATATGGGGATGAATGACCCAATGGGAGGTGAAGACCCTAATGCAATGGGTGGTGAACCACCAATGGGAGGTCCAGAAGACATGGGAGGTCAAGACCCAAGCATGGGTGGAGGCGATGACGATGAACTTATGAGCATCGTAAACGGAATGTCAACAGAGGATAAGGCTGCTGTCATCAAGTATGCGAAGAGCATAGCAGATGAAGGTTCTCTTGAAATGCCTCAAGACGGTGGAATGCCAATGGAATCATTCAGAAACTACAAGGGAATCATTGATGAGGTCATAAATGACGTTGTTGACAATCAAGACGGAACAAAGAGACCTAGCAAGAAACTTCCAAAGGAGTACAAGGGAATGAAAAGCCCATTTAAATCTCCATATTAATAATACAAAAAGGGATGCCTAAAACGGTGTCCCTTTTTATTTTGTGGAAATATTTATATATAAAATTTGTAGTATGAAAATATTCGTTAAAAGAGATAATGGTTTGAAGAAACTTGGTGAGGGTAGAATATACTCAAAAAGCCAGTTGAAATTGAATGAGGATTTCACAAATGGTAAGGTTTCACTAACTTTGAATCCAAATGGTCAAGACGTTAGGGCTAGCAGCGTGCAGACATCTGCCCAGAACATGTTACACCAAGTGCCACAAGCTACGGCAGTAACAGTCCAAGCAGACGATATTGATGGTGTTACAGCACCAACATTCTCACCAAATGACCCAAGAAATGACACCGTACAGCAGTTGACAACAAAGAATGCAAGTAGTGCAGCGGTCCAGAATGCAGCAAAAAATGGCGGCACAATCCAAATCACAAAGGATGACCAGCAGCAGACTGCAATGGAGTCAAAGAAAACTTCAAATAAGATTGTTGAAATGAGAAAGAACTCTATTCCATTTAGCAAGAAAGAATTAAGCGATTTCCTAAGTAGTTTATAATGAGAAAGATATATCTGAAAGAAGATTCTATCAAAAGTGTTTTGAATAGCAGACTTCTTCCTAAATTCATATTCAATGCGGTTAAGAAACACGAAACATCACTAGGGGATAATAGTGCATTCCCTAATGGTGGTGACTATCCTTTTGACTATTCTTTGCTAAAGACTAGATTCAATGAGGTGTGTGACGCAATTGAGGAATTCGGTTTACCAAACCTTGATGAGGATTACTTGATGAGCGAATTGAGTAGTTCCATAATGTTGTGCAAGGAAATGGAGAAACCTATTAGGGATAGTCTAGAGAAGATATGTGAGAATGCCGTGAACAGATTGTTTGCAATCCCAGAGGAAATAATCAACTTGAACGTCAAGTTGGTTGATAAGGTTACATTCAAGCAAGCTGTTAGGTTGAAGCCAGAATCATCTGAGGATTCTGAATATTCGTTCGAGGATGTAACCGACATGGAAATGTCAAACAAAGCAGTCGAGAAAAGAAGGTTCATAGATTCCCTTATACAAGGTGCATCATACCTTTATTCAAACGTCTTGGGGCTGTATATCGAGGATATTGAGAGAATCAACAGAGACCTTATCCCACTCTATAGGAAGATTACAGCAATCAATGACTATCTTTTGTTTACAAAAAAGGAAACGTTGAGCGATAAGAATCCTATGCAAGGTTCATATGTTGAGGTACATTTGAGTGTCGGTGGCGGTGAAGGAAAAAGCACCATTAAGTCACAAGGCATTATATTCCCACTGTTGTTGCAAGAGACAATTAGGGGCTTGTTTGAACTTTTCTCTTCACACGGTTTGCCAAGCGACATGAAGAAAGCTCAATATATCATCCGTAAGGCTGATTTCGTGCTTGCAGAGCCTTGGGACATGAGATTTGGTGTAACTCTATGGAACAAGATTTTTGGCAGCGTAGAGGACACGAATATGATACCATACATGTTTACCGCACTCATATCAATGGATAGCGATACGTTCAATGATTCAGTCAAGGAGATTCTTGCGAACACAAAGAAGGGACAGAGCATCGTAGATGAGTTGATGCAGCATGCAGAGTATGATAATGGATACCAGCAGTTCACCAATAGAATAAATGCGAAGAACGTTGATAAGTCACTTATTCAAGACTCATATTTCACTGGAGCTGATGAGAGTGGTCTTGAGATTGATTCCGATGATGGTGAGAGTGGTGTCATCCAAGAGGGTGAGGATACAGACGTATTGGGGCAATACGAGGCACAGCCACAGAAGCCACTTGAATACTATCAGCAGTTGGTACAGTCTGCCACAGTAGATAACATTGACTTCCTTGAAGGTGACGTGAACGGTATCACTGAGGACTTGATTGTCACCATTAACGGTGAGATTATACCTAGGGCAATGATTCTACTTATGGTACAGTCAGTAAGGATTAGAATCAGTCCAGAGGAAAGAATACCTATGATTCAAGTGCATATCATTTTGAATGAAGGTATCCAGAGATTAGGTTTAGCACCTAAGATTTATAAGAAGCTTATCTATACCTTCGGTGCGATATATAGCGGTGAGGGTAGGAGGATAAATAAGGAACACATAGCAAAGGTATATGCAAAGTTGGCTCAAGACCCAGATTTGTATGTATACCACGATGATATGTGCTACATAGCAATGAAAAGAGAGGGTAATCAGTAAAGATTGCCCTTTTTTTATGCAAATTCATAACTTTTGAAAGTTGCGTTATATTTATTAAAATTTAGAAAGTTACAATTATGATTTACGACAGACAGCAAATGGCGAAGGACTATGCAGCTTGTTATGCTGATAAATCTAGGATATTATTCATAGAGAAGTACTTCTCCACCTTCAATGCAACGAAGGGTAAGAAGACACAGTTCCATTGTTTCCCAAGACAGAAAGCTTTCCTAAAGGCTTTGTCTGAAAACAGGAACGTTGTTGCAATTAAGCCAAGACAGTGCGGTATCACCACATTGTCAAGTGCGTGGGCTGCTGCTCAGTGTGCATTTGCACCGAAGGAAGCACCAGAAACTATATTGTGTATTGCCAACAAACTTGAGCAAGCGCAAGAAATCATCATCAAGGTACGTGATTTCCTTGAACAAGTACCAAGATGGTATTGGGGTAGTGAATATTTCTCACCAGACCCTAATTCAGAGAAAAATATAAAAACAATTTTCGATAAAGACGCAAAGGGTGAGTTGAAGTTGTTCAATGGCTGTAGAGTCATTGCTCGTGCATCTGGTCCTAATGCTTCTCGTGGTATCTCTGCTGTATCGGTATTGATTCTTGACGAGGCAGCATTTATCGAGGAAGGTGTGGCAGCATTTACAACTGCTGCTGCAACTATGGCATCAAACCCAAACTCAAAGACCGTTATGGTATCTACCCCTAACGGTAGAGACGAGTTGTATTACAATACATACAGACAAGCATTAAGCCATGAGAATAACTTCGTGGCTGTTCAGTTCCGTTGGTATCAAGACCCAAGATTCAACAGATTCCTTGTATGGAAGAAGAAGAATGAGGAAACTGGTGAATGGCTTTTTGACCAAGACCAAATAATTGACGGTGAGGGTAATGTCAAGTATGATGAAGAACGCTGGGCTAGACTTGAGCATATGGGTTGGAAACCTACAGCACCTTGGTATGAGGACATGTGTAAGTCATTCAACAATGACTCCATCAAGATTGCCCAAGAGCTTGATGTATCGTTCATGGGTTCTGCTGATAACGTTGTTGCACCAGAGTTCATTGAAATGCAAGAGAAACTTAACACAAGAGAGCCGTTGGAGGATTTCGCAGACCCATTGGTTGAAGAGACTTGGTTCTGGAAGAAACCTATCGAGGGACACCGTTATATCCTTTCATGCGACCCATCTAGAGGTACGTCTGCTGACCGTACAGCCATTGAGGGGATTGAC